CCATGATTTTTTCCTTTTAAATGGGGTTAATACTTTACGAATAATAATACTATTTTACGCTTTTTCAAGTGTTTTTACGAGATTTATTGCACCCTCAACATCATGTATTCGACAAACTGTCCCTTGCCAATTCTTTAAAAACTCAAGCTGCGATTTTGTATATACAGCTTTGGCATCTCTTTTAACTTCAACTAATGCAGTAGCGCCTTTGCTTACAACAAGGTCAGGAAAACCACGCCCAACAGAGCTAGTATCGAATACAGAACAACCAAGCTCTCGTAAGGTTTTAACAATGAGTGAATGATTTGCATCAACTTTTTTCGCATAAGTCATTGATTATTTATAATATTCAGTTAGTATTTGTTTACTTTACATCAAAAAGGGTTTTCATGGGTGGTTATTATTTAACTGATGAGCAGTTTATAGCCGAATGGAACAAGATAGGATCTCCACTCACTTTTGCAAAAATTCATGCGATGTCTGAACGAGCAGTATATAACCGCAGACGCTCTATTGAAACTAGGCTTAAAACAAATTTACCTAGCTTTAATGACCAACGAGTAAACGACTTTAAAAAGACAGAGCAGACTGTCGGCAATACTCGCAGAGGCATGGATATAAAAAAAGGGCGTGTCATTGTATTTAGTGATGCTCACTTTTGGCCTGATCAGACCACCACAGCGTTTAAAGCCCTGTTAGAGATGATTAAAGAATACAAGCCTACTGCCATAGTCTGTAATGGTGATGCGCTTGATGGTGCTTCTATAAGCCGTTTTCCAAGGGGTGATTGGGAAAAGATACCAACAGTTAAAGAAGAATTAGAAGCCTGTCAGCATTTTTTAGGTGAAATTGAATCAGTAGCTAAAGGCGCTAAGATGTTTTGGCCCTTGGGAAATCATGACGCTAGGCTTGAAATGCGCATCATAGAGAACCTTCCAGCTTTTGAGGGTATGAGGGGTACAACCTTGAAAGAATACTTCCCTGCGTGGCTTCCTTGCTGGTCATTTTGGGTAAATGAGGACACTTGCATTAAACATCGTTGGAAAGGTGGTTTTAGTGCTGGTCGTTCTAATTCCCTTAATTCAGGGGTAAATATGATTACAGGGCATACGCATCATTTATCTTGTATGCCAGTAGGAGATTACAACGGCACTCGTTGGGGCGTTCAAACAGGCACTTTAGCCGATATTAATGGTCAACAGTTTGCCTATACAGAAGATACTCCAAAGGATTGGAATAGTGGCTTTGTAATGCTTTCTTTTGAAAGAGGTCGTTTATTGCAGCCTGAAATGATTAGGGTTTGGGGAGAGGATGAGGTCGAATTTAGAGGCAAAATACATCAAGTATGAAACTGACACCAGCAATCATTCGTAATCTTTATTCAGCGATCTATTGCATGAAGCCGTTTGATCGTTGGAATATGCCTTTGCCTGAAGAAATATTATTTATCATTGATAAAGATAAAGACACGATGGGTAGTTATACCTACGACACAGGCGAAGATTGGGAGCATACCATTACTATTTCTTCTGCTCGTTGTGGTCATTTGGATACTGTGATTCGTGTTTTATGCCATGAATGTATCCACATGAGCCGTCACAAAACTCACAAGTGGACTCACCACGATAAGGAGTTTCGTAATAGAGCGCACCGAATTTCGTCTGAATTAGGTTTCGATCCGCTTGAGCTTTAGCTGCTAACAGGTCTTCCGTAGTGAATGTTGTCATTTGCTAGTTTCCTTTCCAAGTCTTTTGTCTTGTCGCTCCAATAACTCCTCACAGGTAATTCCATGTTTATCTTCCCAAGCGTGGACACCCATTCTGTGAAAACTATCATTTCCGTTCCGATGGTGTTCTGGACATAATGCAAGCACAGGGGATGCAGACCGAACAGCTCCATATCTCCTAACATGATGGAGTTCTGACGGAGTGCCTTCAAACCCATAGACTTCGGAGCAGAGAATACATCCAAGTTCTGCAATCTGGTCAAGACGCTTCTTTTCATTTTTAATGGACACTATTTTTACTTGCCCATTCTTCAAGCTCTTGGGCTGTTTCTGTAAGTTGACACGCAATCAAATATGCTTCTGTTTTACGCTGTTTTAATACTGCATTAAGAAAGTGTTTTGTAAGGCTGTTTATTTTTAATAAACTATCAGCGTAATCTGTCATCTTGTTATTCTTTCTATATTTCGGTTAGTGGCTTGTTCAGATCGCCAGGCTTCAAATTCCATTTGTGCTTGGGTAAGTTCTAATTTTAACAATGCTTCATTGGCTGTAGCTTCATCAATATCTTTGCAATATTTTTCATATTCTGCTGAGGCATAAGCCTCTCGTTCTTGTGCGCCTAAAGACGATTCATTAGATTTTTTCATCATAATGGCAACAATCATCTTCTTTTTTTCGCCAAGGCCTGCTAAGTAACCTTTAGCTTTTGAATAATTTTTTTTAAGTTTTTCATAAATATCATAAGCGTTGTATGGGCTAAATTCTTTCATTTAATAATTACCCATATACCAGTTGCATACATACAAACTGCAACAAATTCAACCAAAAATAAAGGGTAATCTTTTTGTGCAAAACCAGCAAAAGTCCACAATCCGCTACCTACTAATCCAAAATAAATGTTAATTGGATAAAAGTTAAAACTTGTTAAACCTATTCCAATCAAACAAATAATTGTTCCTGCCCATTTAATTATTTCCAACATCCCCATTCCCCCTTGTTTCCTAATTTCCATTGATCAATAAAATCGTCTATTGTTTTTTTATCAAAATTTGCTTTACTTAAATACTCACGAAACTTTGCTACGCCCCATTCATTTCTATATTTTAACAGTTGCCTTACTTTGGATTGATGCAAGTGCATTAACATCTTTTTTAAATTTTTCTGAAATAATTTTTGGCACAGTTGCATCCCAATTAATGCTGTGATGCAGTCGTTTGTTGCTTTGCCCCATTTGTCTTACTTTAACACTAGATGGGTTATACATTACAGAATAAAAACTCTTGACGTATGTGCCAAAATTAAGATAGATGTCAGTCAAACCACCAGCATTTGATTGTGTTTGTTTTTGCTCAAGTCTAAGCTGCGCCACAGTCATAAACAAATGGCCACGATAGCCAAAATTACAATAAGCATTGACATCCTCATTAATTCTGCCTATGAATTGAAATGGCCTATCCGTAGAACATAAAAACGAGTTCATTAATTTGCGTGAAATTTGACCATCTAAAAATGTTTTACTTAAACCGCTGCCTGCGCCACCAATAAAATCACCGCCTTGTGCCATGCAAAGTGATGTAAATGATGTTGATTTGTAAAATTTAAGCAACACTTCAAAAATTTTGTCTAAATTCTTAACATATTTATTAGTAACGTATTTACGTTCATTTGTGAATGACCATCTGAAATCTGTGTAATCGTCATCTAATACCATAAAATATTTGCAGCCAACTTGTTTTGCTAAATCAAACACAGCATTTCTAGCATAAACAACTGCACGTCTATCTGTGAAATTATCGCCTATGTCAAATGTTTTTGATGTTTCTTCTTTAGAAAACGTCAACACTTGATCGCCATAAATTTTTACATATTCGTTATGTGTTTTATCTTCATCGTCAAGAACAAGATAAATTTTGCCTGTATAGCCCTTATCTTTGATTGTTTTGTATGTAAATACACGATCAGGGCGAGCGTGACTCAAAATAAACACGCAAAAATTATTCACTTTGTTCTTCTAAATATGCGTTAGACAAATCATTGTTAAGAGCTACAAATCCATTTTCAATAGCTTTATCAAAGTCAACAATAACTAATGCTGATTGCTCCATAAGTTCTTGCATTTCTGCGCTTGAATGTGCGTAATAATCTGCAATTTTTGCAAAATTAAACATAATATGTCTTTGAGCTGCATATATTAAAAACTTTTTATCTTCAGCAGATACATTTGATTCGTTAATGCGTTTAATCAACTTCATAGACTTCATGTGATCAAACAACTCATAAACGCTAGGCTTTTGATAGCTAGGCGTATATACAGGCACAGACACTTTTTTAGTGTATGTAGATTCTATTAGCTGTTCTTCTTCAACATTAAATATGTCTAAAGTAGATTGTTTTTGCATTAGAATGGCGCCCACATAAATTGCGCAAAATTAAATACAGGCTTAATTGGCTTAACGTATTTGTAAGACCAGCCTTGATAAATGCTGACAAGTCGTTTAGCTTCAGCTTTATATTTAACTTTTCGCATCATTTCGCCATTTTCATCATAAATAAAATACATAAATCCCCCTGTGCGTTTAGATGTATTCATTGTGATCTTGTTTTTAATAAAAACTCTTGATCTGGATCAATTTTTTAAAAAATATTTTAATGTTGTAAAAAAACTACACTTTTGCATTTAATTCTCTCTGCTGAACAATATAGGCTTTCATTTCATAGTAAGAATTAAATCTTGCTTGTTTTGGATCTTTACCGCATTCATGTTCATAAGCATACATAATTTGCTCATTAGTTCCTAACGGCAATTCTTTGCTTTTTGCATCGGCTTCTTTAACCCATTCAGCTTTAAACCCTGCCCAACCTCTTTCGCAACACATCTGCATTACATCTGAGATAGACATTTTAGCTTTTTCAGCTTCCCTTTGTAATCCCTTGTAAGCAGTTTCTGTCCATTTAGCTTTCTTGGCTTTGCGAACTTCCAAATAATCTTTAAACAAAGAATCAGATACACCTTCAGGTGTAGCTATCTTTTGTTTATGGTTATTGGTTATTGGTTGTTGGTTGTTGGTTGGTTGAACGGCCGTTGAACGCTTGTTCATCGCTCGTTTAACGGCTGATGCTTTTCCTGCTTTAGAAGCTGTTTCAATTTGAGCATGATAATGCGCTATTTCTTGGTCACATCTTGAATGATGCCAACCATCATCTGATTCTATAAAAAACATATTTAACATGGCAACAACAGACAATTCGTTATGTCTTGAACCAACTTTTATAGATAAAATTTCATAATCTTTTGTTAATGGCTGTTCTGTGTCGTAATAAAGCCACAATAACTTCATGTAAATACCAACTTCTTCATTGGTAAGATAAGAAGTGTCTTTTATGAAGTCACCAATATGATGCTGATAATAATGCACAGTTTGTTCCTCTATCAAAGGTTATCACTAAAGGTGGACTTGGCAGATCGGTGATAAAGCGACTTTTCGGGAATGACCCTAGCCTGTCCATAGATTTTACTACTTATTTTTTTGTTGCTCAATAAATTGTTTAATTATTGATTCAACGCCTTCTTGAACCAAAAATGCCAGCGTATCTTTGTCTAAATGCAACAAGCAATCTGCTGAACCATCCTCATTTTCTCTAGTTACTTCAATTTGAAATTCCATTACCATTCCGTTTCTTGCAGCTCAGGCCAAATAATATGCCAGGACTTAGGAAATATGTCTTTTCTTGTAATTAAACCATGTGATTTACGTTCAAGAGTTGCAGCCAAAAATACAAACTGAGCATGAGGAATGTTGTTTTTTCGCCACATTGATACTGCATTAGGCGTTACCCCTGCCAATTTAGCGACTTTTGTAGATCCCCCTAACAAATCAATTATGGCTGAATCTGATAGTTTTAGCTTCATGTAAGCTATCTTACATTGTATGTTGCTATTTTGCAAATACTTGTTGACACCTATGTAAATATGCTTACAATCAATCTTATAGCAATTTCGCTATGTATTTTCGGGGGAACGAAATGGGTGAATTACACCAATTGATGTTAGAGCATGAAGAACAACTTGAAGAAGCGTTAGATGCGATGGAGTGTGGATGGCCTACACAAGATCAAATTGACATTATTCGTCATGCTTGCGGTAAACCACGCAACAAACGCTCTGTATTGGCACCATTGTTTGATGATTTTGCAAATGTTTTTAGGAGTGCAAAATGAATCAATCAGAATCAATTGCTAAATTAGCAACAGCTTTGTCAATCGTTCAGGGGAAATTGAGCCATGCAAAAAAAGATTCAGCAAATCCTTTCTTCAAGTCTAAGTATGCCGATCTTGAGTCTGTGTGGGATGCTTGCCGTGATCTTTTGGCTGCAAACGGCCTTAGTGTTATGCAATTCCCTGGCGAGTATTTTGAAGGATCAATGTCAATGACCACAATCCTAGCTCACAGCTCTGGTGAATGGATTGGTCAAGAAATGTCATTACCTGTATCTAAGCCTGATGCACAAGGCTCTGGTTCTGCGCTGACCTATATGCGTAGATATGCGTTAGCAGCAGTTGTTGGTGTAGTTCAAGCTGATGATGATGCAAACGCTGCTGTGCAAAGTAAGTCTAGTAGTGCAATGAAATCAATAGCCAAAGATATTTTATAAAGGACATGAAATGGCATATATACCTAAAGAAGGCTCAGTCAGTCTATTCAAGAATGATCGTAAAACGACTGATAATCACCCTGATTATTCGGGGACAATTATGGTTAATGGTAAAGAACATTGGCTTTCGGGTTGGGTTAAAGAAGGCAAAAAGGGCAAGTTTTTTAGTATTTCAATTGGCAAAGAAAAAATCCCACAAGGATTTAAACCAGCAGGATCAGACGAGATAACCAATCTTGATGACGTTCCGTTCTAAAGGAGAACACAATGCAGAACCAAATTAAAGACATTATTGAAACTAAATACACGGAAAAAGTATGGAAGGGAATTGGGGTTGACGAAGAACAACAACTAATTAGCTTTTCACCAGAAGATTTAGCAGCAGTCATTAAAGCGGTTCTGCACGTTGCAGCAGATTTATGTGTATTTCAAGAAGATAGCATGAGAATTACTAACTACGCTAAAGGTATCTAATGAGCTGCAAATCCTGTAAGTTTTTTGTATTTAATCAAAATGACATGATGGGAGCTTGTAAACTCAATCCTGTAGTAGTTAATAAAATGCCATCAGATTGGTGTGGTCAAGAAATACCAGCCATATATGAAGCAGAGATTGTGCCACCAGCACCAATATTAGAAGTTGTATATGATATAAACACGGATGAAGTAAAACCAAAAAGGGGAAGAAAAAATGCTAATAAAGGACAACAGTAGTGAAGCTGGCCACTGGTATGACAAGAATGGCAATCCAGCCTATCGAATCATTGGTGCGAACGGCAAAGAAAGGAACACAACCTTACGAGATGCTAAAAAGCTCGATTTATTGCCCTCAGTCACAACAATCATTGGCACAGTTGCAAAGCCAGGACTCCAACGATGGCTGCAAGAACAGGCCATACTCGCTGCACTTACATTACCTCGCTTAGAAAACGAATCAGAAAGCGATTGGCTCACTCGTGTCTTAACTGACAGCAAAGCCCAAGGGCGAGAAGCAGCAGATCGTGGTACCCTGATCCATGGGGTTTTAGAATCATTTTTTGATGGCATATTGCTTGAGTCTGTGCCAACATACTGTAGAAACGCTGAAAACGCTCTACAAGCTAATTTTGGCGCCCGTTTATGGATAAGTGAGAAGTCTTTTAGTCATGAGCTTGGATATGGGGGAAAATGCGATTTACACGCTAAAGGCGATAAAGTTAAAGGCATCCCACCAGTAGTTGTGGATTTCAAGACAAAAGAAGGCCCTTTAGATAAGCTGGTACCTTACGATGATCATATCATGCAAATGGCTGCCTACAGAGAAGGCCTTGGTCTATCAGATGCTAGGTGCGCAATTATGTTTGTCAATGGTTTAACTCATGAAGTCAAAGTTTGCGAGATATCTGAAGAAGAATTGCAAAATAGTTTAAAGTGCTTTTTTCACTTATTGCGCTTTTATCAGTTAAAATCGGGTCTATAGAATTTATGGGGCTGGCTTGGTTTCCCCCGACCATTACATCCTTCCGTGAGGAGTCAGCCCCACCCATTTATTTTTCATTTTCTTGACCTAGATCAATTATTTTTGGCAAAAACGCTCATAAACTAGTATCACTCAATAACGAGTTAACTTAGTCGGGGGATTAAAAATGAAACAATATCAATGGATGGTTACTTCAGAAAAATGTGGCAATGTTTGGAAAGTAGGAATTCAAAACGATTTAGGCTATGTATATTTCAGCAAAAAAACTTTTGAAAAAAGAGAAGATGCACAAAAATTAGCGGATCATATTTACAAAGAAGAAATGTTCCCTGTAGGTGATTTCGAAGCAGATTGATAAACTTTTACGACAGGTCATTGACACTATTCGGCAACGACTCGCAGAGTGACTGTTATACAAAAAGACCTTGACCTGTCACCTTTACTTAGGGGAATTTATGAAGATAACATTAATTGATTGGATTGGCGTAATACTGCTAGGAATAACACTTGGCTGTATGGTTGGCTTTGGATTTTAATAAAGGATAAATAATGGTAATGTCAACAGAATACGCAACACCAGAATACAAGTCTTATAGGTGTTACAAAGTAAACCAAGTTCTATATGTGCCTCATTACACCAATCCTGGCATTTATGTAGGGCCAAGCACTAAACAAGAAACAGGATTTATTAAAGGCAAATACACGGCTCGTTTACTTTATAAGCATGAGCTAATAAAAATGGGTGCTTTAGAAGTTATTGAGCAGCTTTGGTCAACATCAGCAAGGGATAAATCATGAGTTTATGGGATGAAGCAAATGAAATAGAGGCTATTTCTAATCAAATATCTTGTTTAGGCAATGTATTGGAATTGGTTGCAGAAAAGCTATCATCTGATCCTGAAAGTGGAACTTTATGGCTGTGTCGTGATGTTTGTGAAAATGTCTATGACAAGCTACAACTGCGTGTAGAGGAATTGTTAAAAATTTATACGGAAAAGAAAAAAAATGAATGATTTTCTTAATAACGGCAAAGTATTGATTGGTTCTAGATACGATGAGAATCCACTTAAACCTAGATATGTAGAAAAAGACCCTGATATGCTAGAAATTCAAAAATGGCTAATTGGCGATCCTGCTAAATTACGCTTTGAATATTGGTGCAATGTTGCTTATATTGCTGCTCTTAGTTTTGTGGCTTTGGTTATTTACATTACAGCTTGAAGCCTTTTAGTCAATATTTACACGATGTGTATGATGGCCCTGGTCGCAAAGCAGTAAGCGACTGGGTGCAAATGAAATGGGGTTTAGAAGTAAAAGATAACCCTAATCGCTATGGAGTTGATTTAATCTGTTATCGATCAAATGTTCCAGTTGGGCTGCTTGAGGTAGAAGTGCGTCAAGAAGGCTTTGATCGACTTGGTAGTATTCACGCAGCGCAGCGCAAAGACAAGCTATTTCGAGAAGGTCTGCCGACTCTATTTTTTGCTGTAACTCAGGACTTATCTCGTGCTTACTGGGTAAAAGCAGACTTGATAGCAAATTGCCCATTGATTGAAGTCCATAACAAATATGTAAGTAAAGGGGAGCTGTTTTACGACTGCCCCATCACTATGTTTAAAATTGCTGATTTAACTCAGATATTTTAATACTTACGCATATTTGGTAGTGGGGCTTCTTTCTGGCTTGAGCCATGTTCAGCGTGGTGAGCTTTCTCCATGGGCAAAGCAATGTGTTTATCAAGCTTACGCTCTAAACGCTCTACTTCTTTTTCAATACGATGTGGCGATTCTTTAACGTAATGA